CCTTTAACATCTGCTGGCAATTGGCATATTCATCCTTACGGCTGTCAGTCAAATTGCGGCGCAGAAACAGATGGTACAGAGTGATCTGCACCGCAATCCGAGTCAGCAACGGTTCCGTCGTGGTAGGAAACACAGTCAGAAAGGTGCTGAGCCGGGCGTTAATTTCGTCAGTTGCCTTACCGATAGCCGCCACCATAACATCATCATTAATCTGGCCGGTGTTCAAATCGTCGGTCAAACCGACCAACGTATGCTGATCACTGGCAGCCAATACATCGTCTGAAGTGCAATAGTCCATCGCTTACGAGACAGTGCACTTGATCAGGGCCCCGGGCCTGGTGCAAAGGCTCATCGGATTCGATTGCATTTCAATATCAATGCCTTTTTCCAAGTCCATTACCTCGGCCTTCGCATAGTAAGGCTGGCCCACCGTATTCACTGTCTCGATGTAGTTCGCTGGCGCAAAAGCCGTCACGAATAGACCGGGACATTCTAAAGGTACTGCATAGGCTTCCGTGTCGGCGATGTAGGGCGTGTTGCCGTTGAAACCATAGTAGTACTCGAAGATGCAACCAAATACTGGGAATTGGGCACGCGGGTCCATACGCAAAACTTGGGCACCTTCCTGATAGTACTTGTAGATATCCTTGACGTCCGGGTGATCAATCAGGTCTTCCCAGAACGTCTGTCCACAAAATACTTGGACACCATTGAAAGGCACGCCACCCAAGGCAGTACGAATCGCCTTAATGACTTGATTCACCTTGCCACGGATATTCGTAGCCGCCGTACCCAGCGCAAAATTGACCGAAGTTTGGCCGACACCGAATTCGGTATAGAGGTTGTAGATCGTTGAACCATCAGCATCCAGGATAGTGCCTTGAATGGCGCCTGTACGATGGTGCTCGATGGTGGCATCCAGGTTGCGCTTCATCTTCAGCAGCAGATCATCCCGGATAGAGGAGACGGAATCTAAGACCGTAGCACCCCCGAAAGCGCGAAGATTCTGCACTTCATCGGCCAAAAGCGACGCGCGTTGGGGCAGATGCGGGACTAAGAATGACCGAGCCGAACGCTTATCACGGGCGACCGCGACCGGAGGTGATCCACGGGGTACACTCTGGACCAAATTGAGAATACCTTGCTTCTGCTCGACTACCACCGTCGTCGTGGTAATGCCGCGTTCCTCGAATATGCCTAAATCACTGAGCCGGTGTGGAACATAAGGCAGGTTATAAATTGAGCTGGTTAAATCTACCAGGCTAAATATATTGGAATGAAAGACATCGGTCATTCCGGCCATGGGAGTCTCCTCAGCGCACCACGATGTTGTGGGTCAATAAAGCGGCTATACCCGCCGTCTTATTGCCACCTGAAATACCACTCACCCACGTCAGGAGGTTGCCATTGACTTCGGCGAGACGGTCTACAATGGTGCCCAGTACATCACCCGCGCTGGGATCAACCGGAGCATAAAGGATAGCGGCAGCGGCTTCAGAACCATCTGCGGGAGACACGCTCGGATTATGGATCGTGTATTTACCGCTGGCCGTGATCTTGCCGAGCACCTGCCCAGCCGGATAAGCCGCGCTGCCGGTGATCGTGACTTTATCCCGCGAAATGAACTCAGGGGCGTCTTCACCGAGTAGAAATTCACCCGGATAGGTGTCTTCAGTTAGGGTCGTCATGCTTGTCTCCTCGCTTCTTCAGCGGCCTTACGGCGGGCGGCAAAGATGGTGTTAGGAGAAGGAATTTTGGCTGTAGTAGCCTGACTACCTTCCCCTGCTGTCTGCGGTTTGAATAGATGGGCAGGCGCTGGCGATTTGGCACCTTCCCGCAACTTGGAAGCCACCAATGCGAAAGTGGACGCAGGCAAGTCAATGAACTGTTGCCGTTCGGCGGCTTGGGGCGTCTGGCCGAGGTCGGCAAAAAGTGCATCGACTTCTTTGACCCGTTGTTCTGTAATCTGCTGTTGCAGGGCGATCACCTGACCTTTCAGAGTTTCAGTCTCTGCTGTCAGGCGAATTTCATCAGGGGAAGGCATAGGCGCATCCTCATAGGATTGGAAAAGTGAAGGGTCTGCAAACGCAGAGAAAGCGGTAGCCGACGTACGCGGATCAGCCCCGGCAGGAACGAGAGAAATTTCCAAGATACGCGGACTGGTGAAAACTGAGTTCACAGATACCATCTGGCCGTTCACCATCCTGAGCATCTTTTCCTGTGAATACTCCAGATCAGATTGAATCCCAACTGAGAGCCGCCACGGTGCACCCTCAGCGAATTCGGCAGCCACCTGCTTGCCAGATGATGTAGCTTGGCTGAATTGTCCCTGCACGAGCAGCCGATTCTGGTCTACGGAAAGTGTTACCCGGCCAGCACGTTGGTCTGGGTCGTGATTGACCAGCAAGAACAGGTTGGGTGCAAACTGAGCGTTGGACAGGTCGATGATGCTATCGCCCAGTGCGCCGTAGCCTGGAATTACACCGCCTGAATAAGCTATCCCCTGGAGTCCGGTCGGTTGTTCGGGAGTTGTCCCAGGAATCGAGACGGCGGAGAACTGCAAGGTGACGGTAGCCGCCGCTTTCTTTTCATCCTTATCCACTTTGGCGAGCAGGCGCCCGGCTGCCTGGAAGATGCTGGTTACATTTTGTTGACCAGCCCGTTGCCTGATGGCAATCAAAGCAGAGCGATAAAGCGTATCACCCTTCGCAAAGGGATATTTCCAATGGGCTTTCGTTTTGGGGTCGGTACCGGGTTCGGTGCCTAGAAAGTGCTTTCCGTAGGCCGTCCAATCCTCATCCTTGCCGAGGATGGAATTTTCGTCTGACGCGCTCCACGACCAAGCAGCGGACTTGTTAATCTTGCCTTGGCTGATCAGACTGTTGGCGAATGACTCGCCGGGACCGTTAAGCGTAGTTGGCATGATGACACCCAAAAACGTGATTGGGTGCCATCTGAGCACGATAGGGAATTTTACTACAAATTATTTAATGAAGATTAGGCAGTAACCCGCAAGGTTTCTTATCGACACCGCTGGCCAACGCGGTCACGAACCATCCCGGCCGCTTGCCCCGGCCACTCCAGCTTTGATCTGGGTTCTGGGGATTGCGAAATTTGGCTGGCAAGGCCGGTGTGAGCTTACGCTTTGGTTTGTTTTCACCGTTGCCGCCGCTGATCAGTTCATGCGTAACATGAAAAGAACATTCGGATAGCAATCCTTCGCAAATGTCATCCAAGGAAAAACCGGACGCAGCGATCAGTTCTTTGACTTTGGTCACCACCTCATTACGTTCAGCCGTGCGGCGGCTATTGATCTTGTCCTCCGTGATCGTCATGAGATTTTTTAGTTCCGCATACGTTAGGGTATGCGTCATATTTACAACCTCATTGAAATAATCGGTCATCGTCTTCACCTCAAATTAACAAGATTAGAATTATAATCTTTTTAATGCTGAAGCAAAAGTCAGTGACTTTTGTGCCGGTTATTTTCATAGCTTATTTTTATGGAGATACCTTGCCTGGCCGCCGAACTCTTTCCTTGCGCTATCCAGATGGTGCTTAATCTCATGGAAAACCGGATTTTTGCGCAACCGTTTCTCCAAAAAATCAAGCACGTCAGGAAATTCCACCGGGCGCCCCACATGGCGCTTTTCAGGGGTCATGATGGCCATGTGCCCCAGGGGATGCACTTCCACGTATCCGTCGCAACGCAAGCATACAAATAATCAGTATCATAGCCTACTGTTCCAGCGGTGCCCGTAGCCGATGAAGAAGCAGGTGTGATACTGACAGCCCCCGGGCCTGCGGGTCCCGTATCTCCGGCATCACCTTTGTCACCCTGATCACCTTTGTCACCTTTGTCACCTTTGTCACCTTTATCGCCCTTTGCGCCAGCCTCTCCAGGATCGCCCTGATCACCTTTGTCACCCTGATCACCTTTATCACCTTGGTCGCCCTTGTCACCCTGTGTACCGGCATTGCCCGTAGCGCCTTTTATATTGGCCACGATGGAATAGGCACCTGTAGCCTTGAAGTAGACATTAGCCGTTGCCGTGTCGAGATAGTAATCGCCGTTGATACCGAGTGAGTTGGAGGGCGCACCTGAGCCTGTCCGCCAAACGGCCCCGGCAGCACCCGTCGCACCCGTGGCCCCGGCCGTGCCCGGCGTTCCTTCTGCACCGTTGGCCCCGGGTGATCCCTGTGGGCCTTGTGATCCAGTGGCTCCCGTGGCTCCGGTTGGACCTGCAGGTCCTTGTGGACCTGTGATACTTGCTCCTGTATTGCCGGTATCGCCCTTATCTCCCTTATCTCCCTTATCGCCTTTTGGTCCGATCAAGCCGGTGGATGTACCCCAACCATCGCTTGTTTTCGGGCCATAGATAGTGTGGGCCACAGTGTCAATATACCAATCATCCGTATTTCCAAGGTCGTGGCTTGGAATGCCATTTCCATGCAAAACCGTCGCGCCATCAGCGCCAGCCGGTCCTTGTGCACCCGTAATAGTAATGTCTTGAGTCATGTTTTATCACCTACCAAATAATGTGTAATGATCGAAAACACATCCGTTTGATCACTGTTGGACAATCCAAAAATCTGGCGGATAGGTATATGACGACTTGGGACGCCAAATTGGTGATCCCGGGCATATTGAACTACCGTGCCAATTTCGGCGTAATCATCCCCGCTATTGAATGTAATCGAATTCATTAGCCGACCGGTATCACGAAGTATTTGCACGCCAACCCCGCCTCCCTTCCGCCTCTCCTCAATGGTGCGGGGAGACAGTGGAGTCCACTGTCGGCCATACGGGTCTTGTTGCATGACGAAGCGGAGCAAGGTCGAATCCCGCAATGCCGCGCCGATGGCACGCATCGCTGGCGCCGGATTGTGCAGCCGTTGCAACAAGGGCGTGATTTGATCCTGAAATTGCTGATCAACTTCAATCGTGATCATCGCAACATAGCCTGTAATGCGTGTAGCAAATCATCGGGTACAGTCGGAAGTTCATCCCAATCTGGCCACTTCCCAAGCACCTGAAATAGGTGTGATGCAACTTGGCTGATCTTGGCGGTCGTATCCACCAGACTACTGAACTGTTGCAAGAGTGAGGATGCAGCGCGTTGCGTGGTCTCCGGTAAATTCTTGGCCAGATCATTCGCGGCTGCTTCTAAAGCGTCCAAATGCCCAGTCGCTGGATTGTAATCCCATCCTGCATCAGGTTGCATGGCATCCGTTACAACCTGATTTAATCCTTTTTCACCTTGGCTATAAGTTTTAGCCTGTTCTGCATTTAGGGATAGCGTCGTACAGCGACACGCGAAACCCGCAGGGGGCGTCCATTTTTCCCAGATGGGATCGTCTATCGGTCGGATTACACCATTCATTGCCCTATGTGTTGGTCGCGTCCGGCTGTCCAAAATCGCTGAATACATGAGATAGGGGCGCATATCCTTATTGTCTTGATACTGTTGCCATTTGCCTGTGCTATAAGCGGTATGGGTCGCATTACGGAAAATCAACTCTTGTCGCGCCTCGGATAGGCCGGCCAGTTCTTCGATGTTGCTGCTAGCCTGCTCTTGCCAGTCAGTAAAACTTTGGCCCGTCTCCAAAGCCTTATTCAGGCTGTCCAATACGCTTTGAATCTGATCTATCTGCGCCATGCCGGTGACCGAGAAAGCGGCGGCGCGGGCTTCAGCCGGGAGCTTGCCGTAGTACACCTCCGGCAGCACCACCTCGCGCTTTTTGGCAAAATCAAGGGCTTCTTTGAAAGGAACATCCAATCTGCCCTGCAATCCAGGTGCTGGAGTCCGAGCATCAAATTTATGTTCCATGCCCATCTTCCCCGTGGGCATCGACATACCCCAGCACCTGCGCAGCGAAGGTGGACCTACCCGCTTTGCGTCTGAACTGCTCGCCGCCAGTTCCCAATAGCAGGCCCAGACGATGCTCTAAGTCTGTCGGTCCGGTCGCCTGCCGGATCGCGGATTGGACTTCGCGCAGTGAAAGCGGAGATTGCAGGGAAGCAGGTTTCGTCTCAGTGGGCAAGGCAGCGAACTTCTGATCGGGTGTCTTCACTTCCATCGGCGGGCCTGGTGGTTGCGGTTCAGTCGGTTGTGCCAGATCATCCGTGCCAGGTTCAGTAGGTCCGCCCGTTGCTGGTGTCATTTGATCCGACGTTGTCAGATCATTTTCATCCAGGTCGAACTTGTCGATGAAATAGCTCCGGGTCAGGGCTATGCCCGTTGCTGCTAAGACGGGCACCAGCGCGGCATCACGTTGTGCTCGCTCCAGTTCCAAACCGGTATCGTCAGAGAGAATAAACTCGAAATTGCCATTAAGCCGATTCAGTGCTGCCAGCGTATCGACCAGCTTTTGCAGTGTCTTCGTCACCATCCGAATGTCAGCATTGCGCTTATCATGCCGAATTTCATTGTGAACCTGCGCGGCGGCATAGCTGCCTCCGCTGCTGCGCATCTGGCTAGTCAGGGTT